GCAAAAACTTTATGTCGGTCAGCTTGGTGCCCGGCGATGCGGTAACGATATTGTCCACAAGGGCTTTTTGCTCGGTGTTTCCCAATACCAGATTATATTCCATTGTACCGCTGGCACCGGCCAAGCCGGGAATATGCTCTTTCCAGTCCTGGCCCTGTCTGGAAGCATCGTCCATATCCAAAGACACGTCCAGGGACCAGCCGATACTGTAATCAACCGGAACGTCGTTTTTCTCGATCCGGGCAACCTTGCCGTGGAAAGGTGTGGTGTTAAAAGCCATTGGTTATTCCTCCTTTGTCGTTTTTTTATCCGCCGCCGGTTCTATTTCCGGCGCCGATGCCGGTTTCGGCTCTATCTCTTCCGGCGCCGGCCATAAAACGGCCAGCGGTTTGCGATCGAGATCCACAACCCGAACCTCGGCCAGATCGCAGTTCAGGCACGCGGCCTGCACATTTTTTTGATATTTTTGCGGACACGGTTTTTTATCCCGGCCGCAGTCTATTTCGATCAACCCTCGATATGTTTTCATCTTATCTTCCTTCAATCATCAATCGACAATCATAAATCATCAATCGAATGGGTCGTCGCCCTGGTAATACTGCTCGGTGAACGTGACCCACATTTCAAACTTGACGCTCGGAAAAAAGGTGATATCGTCATAAAAAATCTCCAGCTCGCTGATTTCCAGCGTCCCCACACTGGCTGCTTTGACAATATCTTTGACGTATCTGGCAAACGTGACCAGGTTTTCCGAAAACTCGTATTCAATCAGATATTCTCTGGCCACGGATTTGGCATCGGCATCATACAGCCCGCCGGAAATGACAACCTCATGTTCCCTGGCGTCCAGATCATATCCTTCCTTTTTGCGCTCAATCACCACGTTAAGGGCCGGATAACCAGCCGTAGGATCGGGTGGGTTGCGCTCGTCAATCCCCTTATACACCTTGTGATGCTGCCCGTAATTGGTAGTGCACCACGCCGCAAGGGTGGCATCATCATGGATATCGTTGATCAGGGTGTTGATCAGAGTAGTTTCGTTCATATGCGCTCCCCGGCCATTTTGCGCTCCCAATTGTTGGTAATGTTGCGCTGGGCTTGGCCCTTATTGGCTTTCCAAAAGGGATCGATTTCAGGCCGGGCCGGCAACTGGCCCCTGCGTCCACCTTTATAGCCCGCCGTTTTTCTCAGAAAGAAAAACCGCGCATCCGGATCCCCGGCCTTTTTCAAGCGCCCTCCGATATTGGCTAACCTACGCCCGAGGTATGACCGACTACCGCTATACAAAATATCAAAACTCTCACCCTTCTGGTGCATCCCAACCAATTGCATCCAGTTCCGAGTTTTCATTTTTGGGGCCACAAATCCGACTTCCACGTTAAACTTTCCTGACGGCCGGGTGGCCTTGTAACGCACCAAGTGCGCCAAAGAGGCCAGCGGCTTACGCGCATTTTTTTTACGCTTGCCGGTTTTGGTGCGCCGGGCGATCTGCGACAGCGGCGTCAATCTGATACCGCCGGGCCGGGCTTCCCGCACATCCTTCTTCAGCTTTCTGGAAAGCCGGAAGCCTTCGACTTTGGTTGCGGTTTCCCCCGCCTTGACGCGCTTTTTTTCAATCGCATCCAGGTGCTTTTTAAACTGCAAAGCATTTTTCCAGACCAGATCCGCGCCCTTCATAGTACCGGCCTTTCGGATTTTCTGAATCGCAAGGTCTGACTTACCGGGTTGCCGTCGATCTTTTTCCAAAAATACCAGGTTTCCGAATCGACAACGGCCGGATCCCGGTAAGTCGGGTCGGATACATCGGAGGTCGATACAATCAAGTCCATTACCTCAAACAGCGATTCGCCTTCCTGATCCTGGCCATATAAAACAATGGCATTGATCGCTTCGCCGGCATAGGTTATACTTTCGCCCTCATCGTCGAGAATATCCGACAGAGTATCGTCAAAAACCGCATCCATGATAAAACCTTTTTAAGATGCAGCCGTGCAGTCGATCAGGTATCCGCAGGCCTTGGAAATTTCGCTTTTGACGGCCTTGTCTTCATCGTAGGACGCCAGAAACGCCTCGTCGGTATCATGACGCACTCGCAATATGTTGCTGCGCACCGTATTGTCATAATATTCTTCGACAATCACGTCCGGCCCGCCCTGGCCTGATTCGTTCCACAGAAACGTGCGGCCGATACACGGTTCGGTAACATCACCGTCATCAACCTTACACAACATGGCATATTGACTGCCCCAGATATCGGATAAAGACGCATCCTGATTACGTTTGGCCGTATCATACAGCGCACCGGCTACCAGCAGCCTTTCGATGTCGAAATACGTCCGCAGGTGCTCGATGGTGATCCGCCCGGTTTTGGCCGCGTCAGGAAAAATCTGATACACTTTTTCCTGAACCTTGGCGTTTTTCTTGGCATCCACAAATGCGGTCCAGTTTAAAATCAGGGTATTGGGAATAAGACCGCTGGTCCGCAGGGTTTCCTTGCCGGTGTCAACATCCAGGCTGATCTCATTTGCCGCATGTGTAGACCAGGCCGTGGAGGCATTATGGGCCGTAAAATTGGTGGCATTCATGATTTTGGTAGCTGCCCGGTATTCATGCGCCCGCAAAATGTTGCCCATCAGGATGTTGGCAATCACAAGTTCGTAATTGAACTTGGTGCCGTAGATCGCGGCATAGCGGTCGTCAACGCGGCGCTCCAGCCCGTTTTCAATTGTCTTGTAAAACCCACTCTCAAATTCTTCTTCACCCCGATTATACGTCCCTTTGGGGCCGCGTTTGGTTTCCAGCAGGTTAAAAAGCGCCTCTTTGGGAATAACCGGATATTCGGCGCTGTTTTCGGCCACCGGAAATATCGGCAGGACCTGCAGCCCGATAAATCCCATGGTCGGGGCGGCCTGCATTGTTTCCGATACGGCTATTCCGAGATCCGGCCGCTGTAATGCGGTATCGCTCGTTGGTCTCATTTTTATCGTCTCCTTTTTTCTATTTTTATCTCAACATCCTTATTATGACGTTAGCGTTTTGCGTGTATATTCCAGCCAAACGCCGAGCAGAATGACATCATCCGTGCCCAGAGTTCCGCCTTTGGGCTGCAAGGTAAGCGCCAGCACACACGGTGACGCTGCCACGTCCGCAGCGGCCAGGGTTAGGGTTTCTTCCTGGCAGGTTTTCGTTGCTGCGTCCCCGGTCATAGCGGAGGATTCTCCGCCAAAATCGGCATCGGCATCGTACAGGGCGCCGTCAGCATTATTAAACGCTTCAATAAGCCACACGACCGCATCCCCCACGGTCGCGCCAATTTTGGCCGCCATGATGTGCACGATCACGTCGGCGGAAGCGTCCAGGTCAGGCGGTATGGGGACGCTGGTTGAAATCGGATCAGGGTTGGCATGATTGTTCCACCTGATACCAAAGCCCTCATCGCCGGCGCTCCAACCGGGGGTTGTTGATGCACCGTCCGCAAAATCCGCCAAAGCGGTCCCGTCCTGCTCGGTCCAGGCTCCCAAGGGTAAATTCAAAAACGCCTGGGCGCTCTGGATATGCTGGGCCAATTCTTGCAGGGCCGCTTCCACGGTTGTGCCTGTAATCAAAGATCCGGCATCCGCAATATCTATGGTTGCAGCGGCGGCACATTCCTGCAGGGCCGCTTCCACGGTCGATCCTGCAAATTTGCTGCCGGCGTCGGCAATGGATATTGAGGCGGCGGTTGTGGCCGTAAAAGGATGGGCTGCTGCCTCAATTACGTCCCCGGCAGCAGTGGCGGCATCCAGGGCTACCAAAAAAGCGGTACCGGAAGCCGTGTCCTTGACCTTGCCGTCATCATCACCATATAGCTCTGCGCCAACGGCCAGCGCTTCAGAAACCTCTACAAAAAACGTACCGTCCTTGGCATGCATTTGAACGGCTATAGGATCACCGTCGTCAGCCGGATACAACGTCACCCCGATATGGGCTTCGCCGTCATCGGCATACACCACTTCCGGCGGCGACGTGGTGGTCCCTGATTCGATCTTCACGCGCCGGTAAGCTTCAAGGTCCTCCCCGGCCTGAAATGTTTTTGGACCGTCTGTAACTACGCTTTTAGTCATGATATTTTCTCCTTGTTTTTAACGGTTTTAGCCGAGGTTTTTAGGCGGTGCCTATTGGTTTCAGCTTTTCGAGATACGCCTTGTGCGCATCGGGATGGCTCGCGCCGATCTTTTTCATGGCCTCGGTTTTGCTGCACTTGTGCTCTCTTTGATACGCATCCACCAGGGCCATAAAATCGGTTTCAAGGTTTTCCTCTCCGCCGGATCCGGGGTTCTCCGCTCCGGCCTCCTTGATGGCCGTAAGCATTTCATCTTTGCTATCCTGGATGGCTTTCAGTTCCGGAGACTCTACTTCGCCGATATTCGGATTGGCTGCTTTAACGGCGGTGAATTGCTCCACGGTCACACCCGAATCCACAACAGCCTTGAATATTTCACCGGCCTCCTGACCGAACTGGATATTGACCAATCCAAGGATGCGGTTTTGTTCTGCCTGGGCCGCTTCGGTTCCTACCTGGTCGAGATCTACGCTTTCAGCTCCCTGTTTCCGCACCTGTTCGACCAGATCGGGAAAAGCGGCGGAAAGCTCTTCGGCTGTCTTGATGTCCATAGCTCCTGCCTTTCCAGGGGACGTTGCCCCTGCGCTTAAAAAGTTGATTTTAAACCCGGGGCTTTCGATCATCCCCAGGGCTGTTTCAATGGCCGTATCCATACTGCCGATATCGTGAGCCAACCCCACGTCCACAGCCTGCCTGCCGATAAAGATGCGGCCGTCGGCCATATCCTCTAAAACGGTTTCGGCATCGACTCCCAGGTTGCGGGCCACGGTATCAACAAAGATGGTGTAAATATAATCGAGCTCGTTTTCGAATATTTTGCGGGCTTTGTCGGAAAGGGGTTCAGTGCTGTTGCCAAGGGCTTTATATTTGCCGGCGGAAAGCACAGTGCGCTTGACGCCGTACATTTTGTCCATCTCGGAAAAATCCCAGTGCACCATCACCACGCCGATGCTGCCCACACCCGTGGTCTGCTCGACGATGATTTTGTCGGCACCGCTGCCGATCCAGTAAGCCGCCGAGGCCATCATGCCGTTGCCAAAGGCCACAATCGGTTTTTGTCCTCTGGAATTGTAAATTAGGTCGCCGAAAGCCTCGGTACCGGAAACGGTGCCGCCGGGCGAGTCGATATCCAGCACAATGGCCTGCACGTCCGAATCCGCCAGAGCCTCCATAAAAACCTCGTTAAGCACGGACAGCGGCGTACCGCCGTAAAAAAATGACCAAAAAGACCCGCGCTTGGAAATCGGCCCGGTGATCGGTATGATGGCCACGCCGTTTCTGAGCATAAAATCATCGCGCTCTTCCGGGTTTTCAGTAAAACGGACGGCCATATCACCGGCTGTTTTAAGTTCCGGAACTTTGACCAACATTTCCTCTAAATACGAGGGCTTGATGGCCCAGAGCTTGCCTTTTGTAAAATCAGTGATCTCCATCCCTGCGCTCCTCTATGGCGTCCACAACCGCCTCGGCGATATCTTCAGGTTTTTGCTCGCTTCCGTTTTCTGCCTGGGCGGCCGGCGGTGTTAATCCTCTTTTTTTGAGGTCTTCATTTTCTTCTTCACGCTTGTCAAAAACCGCCCTGGGATCGCCGCCGCGCTCGATAATCGCCTCTTCATGCGTCTTCAGATTTCCTTCAATAGCCAAAAGGTCAGCCTTGACTGCCTTGATCGGCTCGATATCCCCTTTGGGTGCGCCGCGCCATTTGGCCTGAGTCAAACCATATGTGTTTCCATAAAACGAAATTGCACCGTAATCGACTTTGTTTCTCAGATAGCCTTCTTCCTGAACCATGCTGTAAATTGGCTGACAGAGCATTCCGCCGTGCCATTCCCGCTCCATTATAAATACCCGCCAGGCGTCCAGCATGGCGCTGCGGAACCCGGCAAAACTCACTCCGTCCACGTCCTTGAACAAGACCGGGTAGGGCATGTTCAACCCCATGGCCATCGATTTTTTTATGGTTTTCACGAATGGATCGAATGTGGTTCCGGGACGGTTGGCTGCTAAAAGATGTGGTTTTTCTCCGTTATTGCCGTACATGATGCGGCCCGGATAGG